GCGATGAAGGGCGGCGAGGACGACAACTGCATTGTATATACAGCGTCCACTAAGGCATGCGTTGAGTCTCGATACCAAGAGGATGAGCACCGTGCGTTCTACGTTGGCGTAACCAGAGCCCGACACACGCTCTACATATTACAAACCGATAACAAATACAGGTACACATTATGAAACGTGATAAAGTCTTAGACACAGCAAAAGAACTGATCAATGGACAGAGGGCCAAGGACTACGGGGATGCGTTCGAGAACTTCTCCCGCATAGCCACGGGCTGGAACGCTATTATCAAAGAGGCTATGGTAACCCACGGTCATGTGACCGAGCGGCACGTTGCGCTGATGATGGATTGGTTGAAGACAGCAAGGCTCCTTAACGACCTCGACAAAGAAGACTCATGGGTGGACAAGTGCGGATACAGTGCCTTGGGTTCAGAGTTTACTGACCAAGAGAAAGAGATACAGAGTCGGTTGGATAACTATTTGAAGAAAGATACCTGATGCCAGAGAACTTATTTGGAAGCGACCTGCACCACCAGTTCAAGGGCGAGATGGATTTGATCGACTCTGACTGGAACATCCCCGAGTACCCAGACCTGACAGGCTACAAAGAAGTGGCCGTTGATCTGGAAACCAAGGACCCGAACATCAAGACGCTAGGCCCAGGTTGGGCTAGGAAAGACGGGCACATCATCGGGATTGCTGTCGCAGCGGGTGAGTACAAGGGCTACTTCCCTATCCGCCACGAGAATGGACACAACCTGGATCCAAGGATCACGTTGAAGTGGCTGAAGAAGCAGATGGCTGTCCCTGAGATGGACGTAATCATGCACAACGCAACCTACGATGCGGGTTGGATGCGGGCCGAGGGCGTAGAGATCAAGGGTCGGATGATCGACACCATGATTACAGGCGCTCTGGTGGATGAGAACCGCTGGTCCTTTGGCCTTGATGCGATGGCCCGAGACTATGCTGGGATACGCAAAGACGAGAAGATGTTGAAGGCAGCGGCAGCGGCGTGGGGCATCGATCCCAAGGCAGATATGTGGCAGTTGCCCCCGATGTATGTTGGGGCCTATGCAGAGCGCGATGCGGTAGCCACATTGAAACTCTGGCAGGCCCTGAAAATCCAGTTGGATGAGCAGAAGCTGTGGGACATCTGGAACACTGAAACCAAACTAATCCCTTGCTTGTTGGACATGCGAAGCAACGGGGTGCGCGTTGATCTGGACAAGGCTGATCGGAATAAGAAGCTGATTCGCAAGAAGTCGAAAGAGATGCGTCTGCAGATCGAGAAAGAAGCGGGCCTTGAGGTAGATATCTGGGCCTCTGCGTCCATCGCTAAGATGTTTGACAAGCTTGGCCTTGAGTACCCAAGGACCGAGAGGGGTGCGCCATCGTTTAACAAAGCGTATCTGAACAACCATCCGTCCGAGATATGCCAGAAGCTGGTCAAGCTGCGCGAGTTTGACAAGGCTGACAGCACGTTCATCGACAGCATCCTGCGGCACGAGACTAACGGGCGCATCCACACGGAGCTCCACTCCACTCGCAGGGATGAGGGGGGAACGGTCACGGGTAGATTCTCCTCTTCGAACCCCAACCTCCAGCAGATTCCGGCACGGGACAAGGACATCAAGAAGCTAATCCGTGGGCTGTTCATCCCAGAAGAAGGGTACAAGTGGGGATCGTTCGATTATTCTAGCCAAGAACCAAGATTGCTCGTACACTTCGCCGCCAGCGTTGGGGAAATCCAAGGCCAAGACATGCTTGCGGACATTGTCCACCAGTACAACACCGCAGATGTAGACCTCCACCAGATTGTTGCTGACCTAGCTGGGATCAAGCGCAAGGAAGCAAAGGCCGTGAACCTCGGTATTATGTACGGCATGGGCGTGGCAAAGCTAGCGGATCAACTGGGCGTTGATCCAGATGAGGCGAAGAAATTACTACGACAGCACCGTGAGATGGTGCCGTTTGTTAAAGCCCTAGCCGAGATGGCCTCTCGTAGGGCCGCGCATTCAGGGCAAATCCGGACGGTGTTGGGTCGGCTGTGCCGCTTCCACCTCTGGGAGCCCACGACTTTCGGGGCAGGCAAGCCCCTGCCACACGAGGATGCGTTGAAAGAGTATGCGGGAGTTAACGGCATGGGTATTCGCCGCGCCTTCACATACAAAGCACTCAACCGTTTGATCCAAGGATCGGCGGCGGACCAAACCAAGAGGGCCATGCTTGATTGTTACAGCGAGGGATATACTCCTATGCTAACGGTACACGACGAGCTATGCTTTAACATAGATAACCCAGAGCAGACGGCCAAGATCAAAGAGATCATGGAGAACGGAGTCCCGCTAAAGGTTCCATCTAAAATCGATGTTGATATTCAAGATGATTGGGGAGAAATAGAATAATGCAGGTAGAAGACATAAAAGCCTTGGGCTTTCGGCAAATGCACAAGTTGCAGATCGATTCGCTGCTTGACCTAATTGCAGTGACCCTGAACCTAGCCGCCTTGACCCATGATCAAGATGTTATTGAAGAAACCGAGGCCGCTTGTGACGAACTGGTTCGCCTGTTTGGTGGCAACGGTGTCGAGGTATCTATCAATGTTCACTGACCGGGCTGGTTAGCTCGGTCTATAATCTCTTGGTTTCTCCGGTCCCCAAACAGACTAGGGACCGCCACCCTAGCGCGATCATACAAGTCACTGACCTCGCCGCTGACCGCGTCTACCGCTCCGCTGACCGTGGACGTAGCTGTGTCAACGAAAGACTGAGTGGGTTGCGCCGCTGAAACCGACTCGACGGGAGCTCCAAACAATTCAACCTCTGCGCCAAACAATTCAACCTCTTTTTCAGGGATAATATTTGTGTTAAAAAAAGAACTTTTTACGTCATTCAACTCAGCAAGAGGAAGTTGCTGCAAAATTCTATTTTCTCGTTTTACGTTGACCTCTTCCGACACTTCTCTGATTACATTTCGACTTACATCAAACGGCATATAACGGTTGTTTATTATATTTATTATTTCTTTAGGAGTAACTCCTGTCCTTTTAAACGTCTGGAAAATTTGGGCCTGATCAAACCCAGCGGCAATGGCCGTGTCAATTTTTAATTTAAGAGTTGCTTGCTGACGCCGACGAGCTTCGTTTGCTTTTATGTAAGCGGCGACAACTTGCTCGGCTGTCACATCGTTATCGTCTGCAATACGAGTAAACTGTCGCACCGAACTGGAACGGCCAGCGGCATATTCAGAACCACTAAACCCAAGGCTCCTGCCTATGTTCACCTTCACGGGCCGCAAGCCTGTCATCATTGCTCCAGCCTCTTCCGCCGCACTGTAGCTATCCCCGGACTTAGAAGGAGTTTCTGTTATTGCTCTAAGAACTCTGCCTTGTTTAAACTCTCCGCCTTTAACAGTAACTGCGTTTTCAACAATCCCTGGAATAAACGCGCCAAAAATGTGGGTCATCGACTTGGACAGTATGTCCCCGAGCCCTTCCGACTTGGAGTCGTATATCAAAGATCCTGTTTTAGTTGTGCCTTGACGAGTAGTCACGTCGATTACACGCTCCGCACCTAAAGACTCTGATGCAAAAGGCTCGGCTAGTTTTTTAAATCCTTCCCATGTCATGGCGGTTATAGCCTCGGCCTCCGAGGCACCAATCATTCCTTTAGCTTGGTAAGTTTCCATGGCTGCACGAATAGGAGTAAGAAGATATTCGTAAGGTAGCATGTACGAAAGATCGATGGCTTCGGCGTTTAAGTCCTTGTCCGGCTTCTCTAAGTATACCATTTGGTTCCCTTTGGCGTACCAAGGCTTATTTTGATTCAGCAACTCTTCTTCTTCGGGAGTAATTCCTAAAATGGTATGAGCCGCTTCTCGAATAGCAATCGGCGCAGCAAAGGTGGACGCCCCGAGGCCTGACAAACGTTCGGCTCCGATGCCACGGACCTGTCTGGCAAAGGTTTTAGCTTCCTGCTCTCCCATGGCTGCAATGAGTTTAGCATCTGCTTGGAACCCAAGCTCTTTTAAAGACCGACCTAAAATGTTTCCTGTAGTTCGCATAACTTCTGCAGGATATGCAATGAAGTTCCCAACAACGGGAACTCTACGGATAGCCTTGATAGCTTCTGGGACCATGGAATAAGTGGGCATGGTAGCTTTGACCAAGTCCACAGACATCATGTTTGCAAAGTCTGTCCCTGCAAGGGAGGAAGATCGGGAGGCCAAGCCTGAACTAACGAGGGCATCTTTAACGGCGGTGCGTTTAGCATTGCGTTGTTGCGCAGGGCCAAAGACCCCAGTCAATAGCTCTGCGGAAACGTCTTCTAGTTCAAGGTCGTCCATGACCACGCCACCCTTGCGAAGGGCGGCGCTGTATCTAGCCTTTTCTCCCAGGGCCGCGATTGCTTTCGGCCAATCGTCGCCGAGCCGATAGGTGTTTTCCATCAGGGAAAGAGCTTTTCCAACAAGAG